TTTGCACGAGCAAAAGAAGTTAAAGACGATTTAAACAAGTTAAAATGAATTTAAGCGCACACGTTACACTTGCAGAGTTTGAAAATTCACCGACAGCAACCACGCACGGAATAAACAACAAGATGAACGAGTCGCAAATTGCGTCTGCAAAACTTTTGTGTGAAAACGTGTTTGAACCTTTGAGAATTTATTTAAACACACCGATACAAATTAGTTCTGGCTACCGTTCACCACAATTGAATAAAATGATAAAAGGGAGTTTATCAAGCCAACATTGTAAAGCTGAAGCGATGGATATTAAAATAGGCGCAAAGGGTTTTAATTTTATAAAAGACAAGTTAGAGTTCGACCAACTTATTTGGGAGTTTGGAAACGATGAAAATCCGTCTTGGGTTCACGTTAGTTATAGTTCTAAAAATCGTAAACAAGTTTTAAAAGCAACCAAAAAAAATGGGAAAACTATTTATAGTAATTATTAGCATTTTACTTTATTCGTGTTCTGCTCAATACCATTTGAACAAAGCAATAAAAAAGGGTTACAAGTGCGAAGAAACAGGCGACACAATTCGTATTACAACGTTAGATAGTATTCCTGTTATAATAAACGACACAATAGTTTGGGAAAAATTTATAAGCACTAAAGACACAATTATAAAATACAAAAATGTTTACGTTCCAAAAACACGAATACAATTAAAACGTGAATACAAAATAAAAGTAAAAACTATCTACAAAGACAAGGTAGTTGAAAAAGCACAAGCTAAAGCTGAAGGTAAAAAAAACCGTCCAAAAGGAAATTTAAATTTATTATTCGTTGGTGTTGGAATAGGTTTACTACTTTCGTACTTATGGAAGTACGCAAAACAATCATTAATCTAAATTTTTTATGAAAAATAACAGCGCAAGGTTTCGACTTAAACAGGACGAAATCGAAATACTTATGCAATATCGCGGAATAAAAAACGCAACAGACGAAGCTGGGGTTGACGACAAAGACGTTAAACACGGTTGGCTAAAAACTAAACAAGCAAGTTTATTCTTTAAAAACCCAAACTTTAAGGTTGAAGAACTAAACGAAATACAAAGAATAAAAGACGAATGTATAAAAGAAGTAAAGTTATACGCTCCGAAATACCACGCAATAGAAACAATAAAAAGCGAAGACACGCATTTACTTGTTATAGATATTGCAGACTTACATATAGGAAAACTTGCAACAGCATTTGAAACAGGCGAAGACTATAATTCACAGATTGCCGTTAAACGTGCAAAAGACGGACTACAAGGCATTTTAAACAAAGCAAAAGGGTTTAACATAGACAAAGTATTATTTGTTGCAGGAAACGACATTTTACACACCGATAACACAAGAAGAACAACAACAGGTGGAACACCACAAGACACGGACGGAATGTGGTACGACAATTTTATAATGGCTAAAAACCTTTACATTGATTTGTTAGAAAAATTATTAAGTTTTGCAGACGTCGAAGTTGTTTACAACCCAAGTAACCACGATTTAACACACGGTTTCTTTTTAATGCAACTTATTGAAGCGCACTTTAGTAAAAGCACAATTAATTTTAACGTAGATTTAAAGCATCGTAAGGCATTTAAGTACGGAAACAACTTAATAGGCACAACACACGGAGACGGAGCGAAAATCGAAAACCTACCTTTATTGTTAGCTACGGAGTTTCCAATACTTTGGAGCGAAACAAAACACCGTTATATTTATTCGCATCACGTTCACCACAAAACAAGTAAAGACTTTATAGGAGTAACTTTTGAAACGTTACGCAGTCCTTCAGGTTCAGACAGTTGGCATCACAAAAACGGATATACAGGCGTTCCGAAAGCGGTTGAAGGTTACATACACCATAAAGAATTTGGGCAAGTTGCACGATTAACAAATATTTTTTAATATATTTGCAATTCATAGTTAGTTTTAAAGGGCGGGAGTTAGAAGCAACCGCCTTTTTTTGTCCTATATATTAGCCAAATTAGGGACAAGCATCCATAAAGAGCTAATATGTTAGATATGCCTACAATAAACGGAACAATTGCGATTAACTTACTTTAAATTTAGATTGCAAATTCAAACCAATACTTTAGATTTGTCCAGTTTTTTAGTTAATAAACAATATTTTTTTATGCTTTAACCTTAATAATAACAATGGCTTTAAGGGTTTCACCTTACTTTATTACGTTATTAGGTAAAAATTACCCTTGTTATATGTTTTACCTTATTTAGAATGAATATAAATTACACTTTTTTTTATTCAGAAAACGTAATAAACACAAGGGTTTTAAAAAATAATTAAAAATAAATTAAAAATAATTGTTAAAAAGTATTGTAGTTATTAAAATAGTATTTATATTTGCATATAATTATTAATTAAACAATTTAAAAACTATGAAAACAATTCAAAAAAACACAATTTTAAAAGCAACAGCAATTGGCGATAGCAACTGCGTATGGACTGCAAAAGTAATTGAAAGAAAAGGCAATTTTGTTATTGCTTTAATACAAGGCGAAATTGTACGCAAAAAAGTAAACGTTTGGAACGGAGAAGAATTTGTTTATTTATTAGGTAGGTATTCAATGTGTCCAGTTTTTACAATAGCGTAATAAAAAAACAAGGGGTGCGACTTGGTAACGCACACTAATTTAAAAACTATGAAAACAGAATTTAACAAAGTAATTGATTTCTTGGAACTACAACAACAGGAAAACAAACTAAACACGAACCAACTGCATTTAATTATTCAAACATTAGCAACATTTTTAGACGATGAACAATTGCAGGAAGTAGAAAATTTATTTAACCAATTTAAAAAATAAGACTATGAAAAACTTAATTGATTACTTTACACCAACAACCGAAGAACACAAATCGTTTTTAAGGCACTTTTTAAGCACTCTAATGGTGTTTATAGTGTTGGGTGGTATGTTCTATTGTTTAATGTATTTAAAAGCGTTGTAAAATGGAAAATAGAAATTTAGAATTTTGGAACAAAGGTTGGGAATTAACCTACGAGTTTTTAGGTTGGACTTATTCAATAGCAGGAACTTGGGAATTTAAAGACTACGACGAAGTTTCGGAGTTTGCATTTATTGAATTAGACGTTGAAGTTTCGGAAAAGTGGATTATTGAAACAGACGACCATTTACAACCGCACATTATTAATATTCGTATTTTAGAAGACGTACGTTTAGAAATGCAGGAAGCAATAAACAGCGATTTAGTACACTATAACTTTTGGGAATGGAAAACAAGCAACGATGAAAGTAACTATAATTTTTACCACGAACTATGAACACAACGATATACGAGCAAATGGATTGGTGGCAACGACAATGGCGCGGTTCATTTGATTTACACCTTTATTTAGAAATATGCAGAATTAAAAAAAACGAAAACCAAATACAAAAACCTATGAAACGATTTAAAGCAACATTTAAAACATATGCGTATGTTGGCGCACCTGTTAAGTTAGAAACACGAATAGTTGAAGCTTACGATATTCAGCACGTTAAAAACTTAATACAAAAAAACGATGACATTATAATTGAAATTAAACAAATAGAAAAATGATTGAACTAATAAAAGAAATAATAGAACAAGACGGACTTGCAAAAAAAAACCGTAAAGCTGAAATAATACACAAACGAGTTTATTTATTTAATACGCTACGGAAACAGGGTTACACTTTAAAAAATATTGGAAGTTTATTTAGAATGAACCACGCAACAATTTTACACGGTTTAAAAAATTACCAAAATTTAGATGAAACTAAAAATAAACTTTTTCAGCACAACACGGAGTATTATAAACTTCTTTTAAGTTTAGAACGTCCAGAACTTGACTTGCGAAAAGAAATAAAAGAAGCAAAGAACTTAAAAGACTTGCGTAAAATTCAGTTAAGAATAAAAAATAATTTATTTTAATTCGTGTTTATTTAAAAGTAATTATTAAATTTGTAAACGGATTGGCTCGACACCATAAGTCCAAGAAGGAAATTATTAGCCTTGTATTGAAGCAGAAGTCGAGTCCTGCGGAGATATGGGGCTTTTTTATTTACTAAAAATTAAAAATATGGAAGAAATTATTTTACAATGTGTTGAAAGTAAAAATGACAAAATGATTGTTTCAATTGGAACTAACATTTGTTTTGAAGTTATTGAAAACGACACTTCAAAGACTGTTTGTATTAACACAAAAGATGCTGCTAAACTAATTCATTATTTATCAATTTATTTATTTAATGAGTTATGAGCGGTTGGATTAAAATACACAGAAAGTTTTTAGATTGGGAATGGTTTAATAAGTCTGAAGCCGTACACTTGTTTTTGTATATGTTGTTAAAGGCAAACCACAAGGACAATAAATGGCAAGGTAACGATGTAAAACGTGGGCAATTTATTTCGTCTTTAGGTAATATTTCCAGTGCTACAGGAATTACTATTCAGCAAATTAGAACCATTTTAAAAAAGTTAGAAAAAACGAATGAAATTGTAGTAAAATCAACAAGCCAATTTACTATCGTAACTATTTGTAAATATGAATGTTACCAAGATGAAAATGAAGACACTAACAAACCAATAACAAACAATCAACAAACGACTAACAAACAATCAACAACAAACAAGAATGAAAAGAAAGAAAAGAATGAAAAAGAAGTGATTTTAGATACTTGGATTGAATACAGGAAGTCGGCAAAAAAGACTTTAACACAACAAAGCATAAAATCTATTTTAGTTAAAATGGAAAAATATACAAATGAACAATGTAAGTTTGTAATAAACAAATCAATCGAACAAGGTTGGCAAGGGTTGTTTTGGGACAACATACAAACAATACAAGAAGTTAATGAACCTAAAAAATGGAAAGCACCGTGGAGTTAAATGGATATAAAATTACAGAAGCTGGAGACGTAATTACTCAACTATTTAAGTATAGAGACAATTACAATAATAAAGGCAAATATTTAGGATTTAAAAGTTTACACCAACATTATTCTATGAGTTTAGGAAATTGTACGGATTGGACAGGTTTTCCTATGAGCGGTAAAACGCAAGTATTAATGGAATGTTTAATGAACACTTCTAAATTTTATGGTTGGAAGCATTTAGTTTACTTTCCTGATGTTGGTTCTAATGTAGAAATAATTGCAGATTTAATACATAAGAAAACAGGTAAAAGTTTTAACCCTTTAGATAGAAACACTATTGAAGACAAAGAAATAACACAAGCTATTGACTGGGTTTTAGAACATTTTAAGGTATTAACTAAAAAAGATGTTAAGGCAAAACTTACACCAATACAATTTTGGGATATGGCTGTTGAACTAAAAAAACACGATGAACTACACACGGCTTCAATTGATAGTTGGAAGGACTTAAATCACCCTTATAACGATTACGGTGGCTATGCACAATATTTAGAATATGTTTTACCCTACAGAAATCAAATAGCAGAAGACAACGATTTACATTTGCATACAATTATACACCCTAAACTAACTGAAAAAGAAAACGGAAAAAGAAACGCTCCTGTTCCTTACGATTTAAAAGGTGGCAGCGAATGGTTTAATAGTGGTAAATGTATGATTACAGTACACAGGCAAGACCCTACATTTAATTTAGCTGAATTACACTTTAATAAAATTAAACCACGTTCAAACGGAAATATTGGAATGATTGAAATTTGGTTTGATAAAGAAAAATTGTGTTATTTTGAACAATCAAATCCAGCACCTAATGTATATGAAAAAACTTTTGCTTGTAAACAAACAATTTAAAAACTAAAAAAATGGAACTTGACTTATTGAGTAGCAGAATTAACTTAAACCACACTTGTTTAAAATTACAAGTAAGCATTGAAGACATAAAAACGAAACATCCTAACCGAACTGATTTAATAAGTTCAATGGGGCAAAGTTTACACGAAATAAAAAAAGCAATGGTTGTTTACCAAACTTTAGAAAAAGAGTTTAGAGCGACAAGACAAATTAACTTTGATTTACAACATATAAATTTAGAGTTAAAACAGGATGTAAAAAATTTAAAAAAAATAATAGAATTTAACAACGCGGAACTTTGAAAACACGAACTAAAAAATGTTTTAATTGCAAAGAAGAATTTACACCGTTCAGCACACTACAAAAATTTTGTTTAAAAAACGAATGTATAAAAGCAATGGTTGAAACACAAAAGTTAAAGGAATGGAACAAGAAGAAAAAGAAGTTAGTTGAAAACTTAAAAACCGCAAACGACTATTTAAAAATAGCGCAACAGGTGTTTAATAAATTTATTCGTGTTCGTGACGCTGGACTAAATTGTGTTTCCTGCAACAAACCTTGTAAAAAAGAAAACGCAGGTCACTACTATTCGCAAGGCGGACATTCAGCAGTAAGGTTTGATGAAGACAACGTACACTTGCAATGCGAAGCCTGTAACACTTATTTAAGCGGTAACTTACTTAACTACCAGATAGGTATTGAAAAACGAATAGGAGCGCAAAGATTAATGGAACTTCAGGCGAAAGCACACGAAACAAAAAAATGGACAAAAGACGAACTAAAAGAATTAATTGAAACCTATAAACAAAAACTAAAATGATAGAAATAAACGTAAGTAAAGAACAATTAGAACGTGCAAAAAACTTATATGAGTTTAAAGTTTTAAATAATTCATTAAGTAAAGGTAAGGGAAATTTAACAGGTGCAATAGGGGAAATTATTCTTTTTGATTATTACATAAACAAAGGAAAAAATGTAGTTCACGCACAAGATTTTGAATTTGATTTAATAATTGAAAAATATAAAATTGAATGTAAAACTCAATCGTCTAATTATACGCCTAAAAGTAATTACGATTGCAAATTAAGCACGTTTAACGATAGTCAAAATTGCGATTATTATTGTTTTTTACACGTCTTAAAAGATTTTAGTAAAGTTTGGATAAAAGGAATGCTATCAAAAGAAGACTTAAACAAATTAAAGATTTTTAAAAAAAAGGGTGAACGCTGTGATGTATATGAAAAATTTATTTTTCTTGAAGACACTTGGATTGTAAAAACTCACCAACTTAAAAAAATAAATTAAAAAAATAGTTGTTTATTAAATAACTATTCTTATATTTGCATATATTATTAACTTAAATTATTTAACTATGAAACATTTATTTAAAAGTTTAGCAGCGTTCCAACAAGAAGTACCTGTTATTCACAAAGCAACACAAGGTTACGGTTACACTTACGCAGACCTTCCGAAAATCTTTGAAGTAATTAACCCGTTATTAAAAAAACACGGTTTAGGGTTTACGCAACTAATTAACGGAACACAAATTGCAACTTGTTTATTTCACGTTGAAAGTGCTGAAAGTATTGAAAGTAAAATTGACATACCACAAGGAGTAATTTTAAAAGGAATGAATGAGTTCCAAGTATTAGGAAGCGCAATTACTTATTTAAGACGTTACGCTTTAAGTTCGATGCTTGGTTTAGTTACGGACAAAGATACGGACGCTTCTGGAGAACAAGTAAAACACGAACCTAAAAAGTCTACAATAGACAACGCACGTTTTCAAAAAGCTATTGACGCAATAAGCAAAGGAGAATATACAGTAGAAGAACTAACAACAAAGTTTAGTTTAACACCTGCACAATTAAAAACGTTAGAAGTATGAAAATACGTTGTTCAGCATTGGGGCGGTTAATGACCGCTCCACGCACCAAGACCGAAACATTAAGCAAAACAGCAAAGTCTTACATCCAAGAACTTGTTTTAGAAGAAAAATTTGGAATTAAAAAAGAATTTTCAAGTAGGTACACTGACAAAGGTTTACAATGTGAAGACGAAGCAATTAGCTTGGTAAACGATGTTTTAGGATTAGGTTTTATATTTAAGAACGAAGAACATTTTAATAACGATTGGATAACAGGAACGCCTGACGTAAACACGAATGAAATTTTACTTGACATTAAATGTAGTTACGAAGCACATACGTTTCCGTTCTTTGAAGACGAAATACCTACTAAAGATTATTACTATCAACTACAGGGTTATATGTGGCTAACAGGAAAGACCGAAGCACTACTTTGTTATTGTTTAGTAAACACACCTTTAGAAATAGTTGAAGACGAAATTAGACGTGAACATTGGAAACATTTTAAAATTGACGAAGACGCAGAAATTAGGGAATATGTAGAAAAGAAACATAACTTCGACCACCTTCCAGAACAAACAAAAGTAAAAGTCTTTAAAATAGAACGAGATGAAACAGTAATTTGGGAAATACAAACAAAGGTTGAAGAAGCAAGAATTTATTTTAACCAATTAATAGAAACAATATGAAAGAAAAAACAATAGCAATTATTTTAACTTTAATAGTTTACATTTTTGCAATAGTGGGATTTGTTAAATTTATAAGTTGGGCAATATGAACATACAAATACAAGACAAAAACGTTTTAAGCGTAATGGCTAAATTCAAAGAACGTTCGGAAGCTGGAATAAAGAAATACCAAACAACGTTAGAGCGAACCGATTTAACCACGTTAGAATGGCTTACACACGCACAAGAAGAAGCGATGGACTTTGTTCTATACTTGGAGCGATTAAAACACGAATACAAACAATCTAAATAAATAAAAATGGAAACAAGAAACAACACAGGTGCAATTTTTAAGAATGACAATAAAAAAGCGGAAAATCACCCAGACTACAAAGGCAAAGTAAACGTAAACGGCAAAGATATGGAAGTAGCGTTATGGATGAAAACTTCAGCAAAAGGAGTTAAATTTTTTAGTGCAAGTTTTAGTGAACCATTTGTAAAAGGTGAGCCACAAATAAATAAAAATGAGCCACAAATTAATAGTACATTAAAGCAAACAATTATTCACGAAAGCAATTTCGATAACGACGATTTACCGTTTTGATATGTACATACAAGACGAACAGTTACGCAAGGAATTAAAAAAGATTTTAGCTTTTAAAAAACGAAACAGCATAGTTAAAGAAATACAGGACAAGGGAAACAAATTTCACTTTTTCCAGCTTACAAACTTTTTAGAAGGCAAAGACGTTTCACTTTCAACGCTTAAAAAAATAGATTACTTCGTAAATAGATAAAATTTTTAACTTAAAAACGTAGGCGCAGACTTAATTGTTTGCGCTTTTTTTGTTCTACACAATTAA